AAGTGCGTGACCTTGATGCCGGTGCCATCGAGAAGCTGAACAAGAATTGGGTTCCCAACGCGGGAACGAGCGCCGCTGACCAGCGTCTGGTCAAGGCGCTGAAGCGTGCCCAAGAGGAACTCGCCGCAGCGACTGCCGAGGAGGAATTCTAAAAAAATGAGCGACACGCTTGAAATCGTTGTATCGGGCAGTCTCCCCTGCCCGCAGATCGAGCTGTCCGTGGCAGCCTTCAACGCCAGAACATTGGCGTTGGAGGCGAGCGGGCGCATCAAGGCGATTGCCTCGGTGGCTGACCTCGACGCAGCGGCGGTGGCTTTGACAAAACTCAAGGCGCTGACCCGCTCGGTGGAGGATAGCCGTAAGGAAGTGAAGGCGCCGGTGCTGGAGGTTGGCCGGCGGATCGATGCGGTGGCGAAGGATTACTTGGCCTCGCTGGAGTCGGAGGCCAAGCGCCTGTCGGTGATTGTTGGCTCCTACCAAGAGGCCCAACGCCGGAAGGCTGAGAAGGAACGCGAGGAAGCGGCCAAGGCCCAAGCGGATGCCATCGCGGAAATGAACGCCAAGCAGGCGCAAGCCGTGGCAAATGGCGATGAGGAGGCAGCAGATGCCGCCCGTGCCGAGGCAGCGGATAAGATTGCCGCAAGCCAACTTGCCGCAATCAATGCCGAGGGACCAAGGCCCGAGGGAATCACAAGTCGGACGAACTGGAAATTTGAAGTGGTGGACATCACCGCGCTCCATGCCGCTCGCCCGGAACTCTGTGTCATCACCCCAAACAACGCTGCGATCCGTGCCGTGGTGAAGATGGGGGCAAAAATCCCTGGGCTTCGCGTTTGGCAGGAAGCCGCAGCCATCGTGCGGGTTGCCGCTCCGGTGAAAGTGGAGGAATACGATTACTGATGCCAACCCTCGCCGAAATCCTCGCCAAGAAAGCGGCCAAAACCGCTGAAACTCAACCAACCTCCACCGGCATTAAAATCACGCCAGACAGCGAAAATGCTGACCTTGCCGCCAGTATCAAGCAGGGACTCGACGCCTGCGCCCCAAAAGTCAAACCCCCGGCTCCACGCGAGTTGGGGGCATTGACCCTCGGGGAGCGCATTCCTATGGAACACCCAAAGGAGGGAGCGCCGGTAGCGGAGTGGGAGTGGTTCGACTCGATGCACTCCTTCGAGTCAGACCTCGGGATTGTGATCGATCCGAACGGGGAGCAGGCATGGATTGCAGTGCAAGCGTTTCAAAGCAAACCGCCGATCCTACTCCACCGACTGCCACTCCTGAACCGCAAACGCAGCGAAACGGACCCGTTTTAAGCGACGATGCCGATGAACCTCATCGAATCGCGGGAGAACTCTGTTCAGCCGTCCGCATGGGATACCTCGAAGGGCCGGATGATCTCGAGGCGCGATTCCTCGCCAAGGCCATCCATCTCTTTCGGGGGCGCGTCAGTGAATACTGAGCCGACGATAACTCTCTCGCAAGGACAACAGCAGGCGGTGAATCTCATCCAATCCGGTGCAAATGTGTTCCTTTCCGGTATGGCAGGTACTGGAAAATCATTCGCTCTCCTGCAATACATCGGGCAGTCATTCCGTCGGGTGGATGTCTGCGCGACCACGGGCATCGCTGCGCTGAACCTCCAAGACCAATTCCGCAAGAATGCCGGCGTGGGGATTGCCGCGCATACTATCTACCGCTGGTCGGGGATGGCGCTGGGGCCTGCGCCGGGGCAGAGGTTCGAGAACTATCTGGCTTTCCTCCGAAAGAATCCGATGCCGTTCTCGCGTCATTCGGCATTTTCTCGGGTGAAGGCGGCTGAATGCCTTATCATCGATGAGATTTCCATGTTGCCGGGCAGGATTATCGACTACCTCGATTTCCATTGCCGCTCGATCCGCAAGGTGGATCGTCCCTTTGGAGGAATCCAACTCGTGGCCGTGGGAGATTTCCTCCAACTCCCTCCGGTGGCAAAGGATGGCAAATACGATTGGGCGTTTGCCTCGCAGGCGTGGCGTGATGCCTCTTTCTGCAATGCCTATCTCACGGAGATTCACCGTCAGAAAGAACCGCTCTTCACCGAGGCGCTGAACAACTTCCGTGAGGGGCGCATATCCAAGGCGGTGGCGGATACGCTTTGCAGCCGGGTGAAGATGTTTGTGGACCGGCGCGTGGTGCGTCTGATGACCCACAACGCACAGGTGGACAAGTGGAATGCCTACCAAATCGGGGATATCGAATCGCCCGAGCTGAGCTACGAGGCGGAATTCACAGGCGCAGAGCATGAGGCGGACTTCCTCGCCAAGAACTCGATCACCCCGACTCACCTCACGATCAAGAGAGGGGCGCGCGTCATGGCGACATGCAACATGTCTTACACGGTTGTTAATGGCCTCTGCGGGACGGTGAAGGACATGGAGCCGGAATCGGTGTGGGTGGCCTTTGACAATGGCGAGACGGTGAACATCCCCAAGCGGTCATCCCAATTTGACCCGCAGCGAGAGGATTCGGCGACCATGACACAAATCCCTCTTCGGCCTGCCTATGCGCTGACCATCCACAAGTCACAGGGCCTCACTCTCAACAGCGGCCATATTGACATCCGCGCCGCTCGTGAGCCTGGGCAGGCGTATGTGGCGCTTTCCCGCCTGCGGGAACTCAGAGGGCTTTACCTCAAGGATTGGATCAAAGGCGTCCATGTGAGCGAAGCAGCGATCAACTTTTACAAGAATCTTAAATGACGATGGGACCAAAAGAAAAATCTTAAATGAATACACTCAAGACGAATATCTCAATTTTTTCCAATGCCTTTGCCGATGAACCGGATGAGGCGATATCGCTGGAGGTATTCTGTCAAGGGGTGAAGGATGGACGCTGGCAGAGACAGGTCGATATCCTCCGCGAACACCTAAAGCGTGGAGACGAGCCGCGCTACACAGCCAAGAAGCGTGACCTCCCAGCCGTTACCATTTCCTGCCATTGCCTATCCCGTGAACGGGAACTCTCGCCCGAGGCGAAGGCGATCACTCATAGCGGTTGGCTCCAAGCAGACTTCGACCTTAAAGATAACCCGATACTTGCCGACGACTCGGTGGTGCGCGCCAAGCGGGCTGAACTCCTCGCCGATCCCTATGTGGGCGCGGTTTTCGTTGGCCCCTCCGGGCAGGGACTCAAGGCGGTGGTATCAGTCGATACCAATAAGCACAAGGATTCATGGTTTGCGGCGGAACTTTACTTCCGTGAGAAGCACCGGCTGACTCTGGACAAGGCGACCAAAGACCCGATGCGCCTGTGCTTTGTCTCCTACGATCCAGACATGGAGACAGCGGACATTTACCAGCCAATCCCCGTGCCGGACAAAATGCCAGAGCGTGAGGTGTGGCGTCCACCAGTCGAAACGACAGCGGCAGACATTGCCGAAATGCTGCGATTCATCCCACCGCGCCCGGACTACGACACATGGCTGAAGATCGCGTCCGCAGTGTGGAGCGTCCTCCCGATGTTAGACGGCGCGCGCACCCTGCACCAATGGTCACCAGAGGAGAAGGATGGCGAATACGCCTCCAAGCACAAGGCACGGCTCAAGCAGGTGGGAGTCGGAACGCTGGCACACATCGCCAGTGAACACGGCTTCGATGCCCGTGAGGCATGGAGGCGCAAACGCTGGGCTGGCCGAATCCGGTTTGCTGACTCAACCCTCGGACCAGGGCAAGGGGAAGACCCGATGGCCGGTGCGGATGTCGCGGCTATCGGAACCGAGATTTCCCGCGAACGCATTATGGGGGCATACACGCAGGCCCACAAGGGAGACGCCCGCCTGTGGGCCGAACTCCGAAAGGGCCTGCGCGTTTGGAATATCCACGCTAAAGTCTGGATGGTCTATGAGGACGGACTATGGAGGCGCGACACGGGAAATACGACGCTCCTCGATATATCCGACACGCTCGCAGAGGTTTATCAGCGTGTAGCCGACTCAGTGCGCGCTGAAATGAAGGCGCTGCCCTGCGACGACGAAAAGAAAGACCCCCGCATCAAGGAAATCAAGGGCCTCGAAGATCGCTGCCATAAACTCTGCCATTCGGAATATCTCGCCTCCGTGGAGCGCATAGCCAAGAGCGAGATGAACCTTCCGGCGACCGCCTTTGACTCCAACCCTGAGATTCTCGTGGGGCTCAACGGAACTCTGGATTTTGCGGAAGGTATCTTCCGCGAACACCGAGCATCCGACTACGCAACCACGCGCTCACCAATCAATTTTGATGTGTCCGCAGAGTGTCCGAAATGGGATGCGTTTCTCAATCGATTCATCCCGGATGTCGAGACGCGAGTCTATCTGGCTCGTGCATTTGGCTATTCGTTGACAGGTCGTGTGGACAAGGATGCCCTCTTCTTTGCCTACGGCAAGGGAGCGAATGGCAAGTCAACCTTGTTCGGGGTGTTAAAAATTCTCCTCGGCGACCTCATGACCACGGTCCCGATTGCCGCGCTCCTCGCTGCCAAGTCGGATAATAATTTCGACTATTACAAGGCGTCGATGGAGGGCAAACGGGTTGTCCTCACGGACGAAATCCCCGAGGGGCGGAAATTGGCCGACAGCCAAGTGAAAGCGATCACCGGCGGCGATGCCATCAATGCCCGCCGGCCATTTGAACAACCATACGCCTTTTTCCCCACTCACAAGCTCTGGCTCATGGGAAACCACAAGCCGGATGTCCAAGGCACGGACGAGGGAATATGGCGGCGCGTCCACATGATTCTGTTCACGGTCACGATCCCAGTGAACGAACGGCGCGAGCGCCATGAAATCCTTGCGGAATTTGAAGCCGAGGCGGCCGGAATCCTCAACTGGGCAATCCGCGGACTCCTCGAAACCCGAGATATTGGCCTTTGCCCACCGCCCCAAGTGGTGGAGGCGACAAAAAACTACCGGGAGGAAAGCGACCAATTCGGATCGTTCCTCATCGAATGCACAGAAAAGGACATCACGGGCCGCTGTGGGATCGGGACGCTGGCGAAAACCTACGCCATCTGGTGCGATCAAAATAACGAGCAGCCACGCTACAGGGGAACCCGCCAACTCAGAAAAGTCATGTCCGAGCGGGGCTATCACATTGAGCCGGACAGGATCGACCATCCGACCATTCACGGGATCAAACTCAAACTGGAGGAACGAAAAGATGCGTTCGGATTTAGCGCCTGAAATCAAAAGAACCACTGGCAATCCCGCATTTCCCGCGCAGGAAATGCAGGATTCTGTAAGCGTCCTTTTTATTCAAGACCTCAAAAAGAGCCTTTGGGAGGTAAAATCTGCAGGAAATGCAGGATTGGCAGGATGTTTCATATTAAATGTTAGGAAAGGTATTTCTCTTATTTCTTCTTCCCAGCAGCTGGGTTGTACCCCCCCGCAAATCCTGCATTTCCTGCACCCTCTTTTTTCACCGTTTTTCCATGTCCACATTCACCCAACAAAACCTTGAATCCCTTGGCTACACCCTGCAACCCGACGGCTCCTATGCCCGAGCAGGTCATCACAATCCATCTGCCCGGTTACTTAACCCCAAGCCTCAACCGCCTATTCGGAAAACACTGGACTGCCAGCCATCGAGAAAAGCAGACCGCCCGAAGCGCGTTATTGTCAGCATTACTAGATATGCCTGCCGACTCCTCGATGCCGATAATTTCGCAGGCGGTTGCAAACCTCTCATCGACCAACTCCGCTACGCCTCCCTCATCCCCGATGACGACCCTCAAAGCGTCGAACTCCAATTCCTTCAAGAGAAGGTCGCCAAAAAAACCCAAGAATCCGTAACCATCGAAATTACACACCCATGAAAAAAAAACAAACCTACGAACAACTTCGCAACCGATTGTCAATCGCGGAGGATCAGATAGACCGTATGTTCCAGAGTATTACGGCGATCCGCGTGGCATCGCAAATTCTTGATGCTGGCTGGGAAGAACTTGATCTCTGGCGCGCGAAACACTTGTCCGATATTCGCAAGAAGGAAACCGCAGAGAAAAACCAATGAAAATAAATAACACAATCACCATTACTGGTGAAATCAAACAAAATGACCGAGGTACGCATGACTGGGGGAATTTCACGATTACTTCCGATAAACCTCTCGACAAAAAAATCGTTACAGAACTCGCGGAACTACATGGATTCGGAGGGCAGTCATGTACATTTTCCGAAACAAGCTCCGAAACAAGCAAAAATCCCCACACATACGAGGGGTCTTTTGATTGCTGGAGCGACTAATATGGACAAAGACTATGACCGCTATGTATCTGCCGCCGGCAAATACACAGGCCTCGCGGCGCGTGCTGGCGAATCAACAGCAGCAACTACACCGCAACCTAAAATGCAAAATAAAGACAATAAACCGGATAAAAGCGGAAAAAAGGGGAACCCGCATAAATGTAAAAAATGCGGATATTTCTTTGATCTCGAAACCCTCGGCAAATATGGGTGTCCTAACCTTTGCTCAGAAAAAACAAAAAACCTATGCTAACAAACCCATTGTATCTTCTAAAGACGATAGACACCAACAACAAACATCCCAACTGCGAAGCGTTTGCTGGGCCATATCAGTGCAACGAGGTGCAATTCCTCTGGAATGCGGTAATCGAAGCCCAAAGGCAAAAACATGGGGTTTATTTTTCCCGCAGCGAAAAAGGGACAAAAACCAGCGTAACCATCCACTTGATACGCTCGCAATTCGCAGTCGAAAATCAACACCCACGCGAAATCTTTGAGACCATGTCGCAACAAGACTGCGAATTAAAAAATGTCGAAAAAAATTTCCATAGACGGCTGCGTAGCATAGCGGCTGCAATAAAATACTGCACCGAGACCTGTGCCTCTGGACATCAACCCGTTTTTATCGAAGACCTCGACCAAGGCGGACTTATCGCAGGATTTATTCGGCAAAAATATGACTCTACCAAAAAACGGGAAAAAAAAGGCCCAAAAGGCGGCAAATCAAAAAAAACCAAAAATGAAGAAACAAACCTCTAAAAATAAAAAAGCAACCACTGAAGACGCTCCGTCCACCGAATTAACCGTAACGCAAATTCCCAAGCGTAGGGGGGCGCCAAGTATGTATTCAAAAGAAATCGTCGAAGAAATCTGCTGGCGCCTCGGATCAGGGCAAACCCTTAAAAGTATTTGCTCGCTGAATCACATGCCGGAAGTTGTCACCGTTTTCTCTTGGGAGCAAAAATACCCTGAATTCGCTAAACTTTCCATGCGCGCGCGAGAACACGGAACCCATGTCTTAGCCGATCAGTGCATTGAGATTGCCGACGATCCTATTCTTGACCCTCAGGACAAACGAATCCGCATCGACACTCGAATACGGCTGATTGGAAAATGGAACGCGAAAAAATATGGAGATAAAATCGAGCATGAAGTAAAAACTGAGTTCATGCCGCTTGACGAACTGAAGCAAAAGATTATAGAAAGTCAGGCGCGACACACTTAACATCGACATCAATCGAACAAGAAATATAAAATGGAGCCGAGTCTTCCTGGTGGGCAACCATTCATATATGTGCTACCGCAAGCAAAAATCGGTTTTGAGTCGAATCAAGGCGTATATTTAGACCGCATTCAGAGACAGGCAATTTTCAATGTATTCAATTTAAGTATAATGCTTTACAACTAAAAAAACCTCATAACTTCAGATAAGATGGATAATAGGTAATGGAATTCAATTTTTTACCTATGCCAAAACAATTGACAATGCACAAATCCACGATAAAATTCAACGCAGAAAGAGCCAATTCCTATGAAAAATAATTGCACGAATGAGAATTGCGGTTGCCGTAGCTGCATGATGAAAAAGAACATCTACACGAAGCCCGAAATTCGAGAAAAGGTCAAAGACAGAATTATGGCTGGCGGCAAGGGATGGAAAACCAAAAGCGGAAAGCCCAGCACTCAGGGGCCGACAGCAACAGGAGAGCGATATCTTCCCGCCCTCGCCATTAAGGCGCTTACCCCAGCAGAGTATCGTGCATCGACCCAGGCGAAGCGCGAAGCCATTAAAAATGGCGAGCAATTTTCTAAACAACCGCAAAAGATAGCAAAGAAAACAGCAAAATACCAATGACAATCACCATGAAGCCCTACGACTACGCAGCCACGCTTGCGTCCGTAAGAGATTTATCATTCCGGCACAATGTGCCGCCAGTAATTCCAGAAATTCTCAAACCAGAACCGAGGCCCCTTTTGTTTTGCGAGAAGATCGGATGGGGATCAAATCCGGAATTTGAGGCCACTCTGGTAAAGCGTGTCCTCGGTGAGTTTTATCAAAAAGTTTGAGATGCAATTATGTGGTATTGTGGCGGGTGCCAGCGTGTGCAATCACATAAAACGGAGGCTCTCATTTAAATCATGGTTTAGACTAATTCACGAAAGACTAACAGCCTACAGGATTTCATTGATCTATTTCACCTCAACGAAGTTGCTACTATGAATTTATTGCAGGATCATGCAATCATCAGCGATAATTGTATAACAGCAGCAGCGGTTTACGATTCAGGGAAAGCAATCTCGTGCCTGAACCTATCGGATCAATTTTTAAGACTGAAAATACCCAGACAATGACCGAGGAAGAACAGACAACATTTGAAATTCGCAATAACCCAATCCTCTGGTTTGAAATATTCGGGACGATTCTGAACCGCGCAGGAGAACTTATTACGCCGCAAGCAAACTCGTTCCAAACCAGAGTCTTTTCTGTTTACCAATGGTGCCGCGAAAAGCGAAAGCCATGCAGAATCATTATCCTGAAGCCACGACGAAAAGGATCATCCACGGTCGCATTAGCACTTTGCTACACTCACCTACGAAATCACATGGGATACGGGGCTGTTCTGGGAGATGATTTAGGCACAACGGCAAAACTCATGGAAACTTGGAACCGATACATCGAACATGAAAAATTCAAATATTGGGGAAACGATTCCGGATTAAACAAGCGAACATTCTCCCACGGAAGTAAGATTTACGAGGAGACCGCAAACGACCCCCGCGCCGGCATGGGTGGCGACATTCATTTTTTGCTCGCATCGGAGGCGGCTCACTATCGGTCGCGCGGAAAAACTTCGGGTGAATTTGTGATGCAGTCGGTCTTGAACTCAGTGCCGAACCTTCCCAACTCCTGCGTCATCATCGAATCTACGCCGAACGGAACACAAGGAGTATTTTACAATACATGGCAAAGCGCAGCTTCATTTGATGATTTCCAACAAGGGAGGGAGGGGAATGGCTACATTAAAATCTTTGCGCCGTGGTTTGAATTTGATGATAGCCGGGCGCCACTCGCACTAGGAGAAGAACAATCTCTACTCAACGACCTCGATAGCGAAAGCCGATACACCGGCGAAATATCGTTAGTAGGGAGATACGGAGTTTCGGCAGACAAAATCAAGTGGCGGCGGCAGATTATTGACTCCCCAGCCTGTGGCGGCGATCCGCGAAAATTCCAGCAGGAATATCCATCCGATGCGATCACTTGTTTTTTAAATTCCGGTTCTGGAAGATTTGATCCTGATGGACTCGATGCTCTCGACATCGAATCGTCTCTACAAAAAGAGCCGAAGTATGGCATACTGGAAAAACCAGATGGATCAGCATCGCCGGTTTTTATCCAAACATCTCGCCACGAAGCATGGATGCGCGCTTGGGAAATGCCAAAGGAAGGCATGAAATACATTGGCGCAAGTGATTTTATGACAGGCGAACAGGCGAGCGGCAGCCGCAGAGAAACCGATTGTCATGCAACCATCATTTGTAGGGCGACTTACATTGACTCATCGCAGGATTCTCACAAATCGTCTATTGCTGCGGCATTTATGCCGGACGATAGGCAGAAGGACTTGGATATTGTCGCAGAAAGAATTGGATTGATGTCTGAATTTTATGGGGGATGCCTCATTGCGCCAGAGGTTAACAACCTGCACGGAATCATCGACCTTCTCAGGCGACACAAAACAAATCTCTGGATGAGAAAGAAAACAGGCACGGGAAAAACTATATTGGTGCCGGGTTTCCAGACAACAAGTAGCAGCAAGCGACAAATCATTGGGGAGCTTGCGACCCTGATCCGAGAAAGAGAAATCGAAATAACCTGCCCTCGTATTTGCGCGGAACTACGCAACTTTATTGTCCACCCCGATGGGACGGAGGCCGCAGCCGAAGGATTTCACGACGATTGGGTTATGTCCCTTGCGATCTGCGCTCACATTTTGCCTGCCGCACGAGCCATGATGGGAAAAGATGCCAAACTCGCTCGCGAAGCCCGACGCAATTCATATTACACCACGAGGCGCGATCTCGCGGCGGAATGTCTTTAAGCAGAAAAAATGCTCGCCATCCACATTGCAAAGAAGAAAACCATTAGTAGGTGTATTTGCCAATGAGTTCACCAGCATTTACAGGAAAACTACAGAGGAAGGAATACTTTCCAGATGGTACCTTCTCCTCGCCAGAAGCTCTTGCCAAATTCACAGTCGCGCCGCCCACGCGAGGTAAGTATGACAGCCGATTAGTCAGCGGACAACCTTTGGGTGTCTATGATGGTAGCGCGAAGCAACAAGGGATAGGCAGTTCTGGCGTCTACAACCGAGAGGCAGTAGCACCCACAAGCTATCAATTGCCCCCTGAACAGCCAACAAACTTAAACCCAAACGGATTTCCCATTTATCCAGGATTCAAGGAGCCACCACAGTATCGGGCTAACTTAGGAGCGAATTGGACGAAAGATGCGTTCGACAGAATGAATGAAGTTAGTAAATACCGTGAAAGTCTTGCACAACAAGAAGCGTTGCGAAAATCAGGCGCAGTAAAATCAGGCGTGGATGAATACGGAAATCCCCAATATCGATATGCAGCGCCAAAAGGAATCCGGAAAGACCCTGTACTGAGGGCAACAGAGGAGCGCCCAAAGTCTCCCGTCAAGCCTAAGCCTCTTGATAAATTAGATCAACTAACTCAAGACACCCGAGACATCTACGGAAACAAAGTAAAACTCGATGACATTCTAATTCGGGGGGGCATGGGAGGAAAACAAGGATCAAATTCAGTTTCCGCACCCGGAAAGCAATTCCGAATGATCAATGATAGGATCGTAGCGATAAAACCAGACCCAGCATCTGCATCTGATCCTGATGGCAATAGTATCTTGATGGGCAGCAAAGGCGGTTCAAGAAGACCAAAAACGGAAATTCGCAACGGAATGCTTTATTCAGATTTTGGTGGTCAAACGGGAGGCAAAATGAGTTTGGTTTCCCCTCTAAAACGAGAAAGCGGAATGCGCTAATGCCCAACCCGCCAAGCCAAGTTTTTTTTCCAGACGCACAGGCTGATAGCCTTGCCAGTATTACTGCAACCGCCGCAGGCAGTTCGCAAGAAGCTATGGTAGCTCGCGTAAATTTAATCGATATTGCAAGGGGAGGCAATGAAGAAGCGCGAGCGGCAATCATCAACCTATCAAAAGTCGTTCCACCTAACAAAGTTGCTGAAAAGAAACGGAAATTCAAAAAGCCTCGGAGATTAACAAAGGATTACAACAGGCAGGACAGACTAAAGCTAAGTGGCGAAGAGAGCGCCGTCCGAACTGTTGATGGTCGGCTTCTACGCATTGAAGATGTTTTACAAAAAGGTGGCGTTGCAGGAACTAAAAAAATTCCGCAATACATAACCGATGCCATCGAATATAAGATGAGCAAAGCAAGAGAAAAGGTTAGCCCTTCCACTTTAGGAATGAAGGCTCTAACGCCTAAACCGCCATCACAAAAACAGTTGCAGAGGCAACAAGCGATCGCTCAAGCCTCAGAAGATTCCATGTAGGAACAAAAAGTATCAGGTTTTAAATTGCAATTGCCTAAACATTTGACAATTTAACACGCAACCGAACCACTCTATGAACATAAGAAAATCACCTGACATCCTTAAGCTTAATGACATTGCTAGAAAGAACGGCGCAATGATGGCAACGATAATTGCCGGGATGGCAGGACATCCCGAGAGAATGGATAGGGGGCCACGATGGTGGTGGAACAAAACTCCTGAGCAAATAGAGAACTTGGAAAAACAGGCAGAAAAAATAGCAGGCGTCCACGGCATTAAAATAAAACAAAAAACAATCGCCAAGCCTGCGCCAAATTCAACTCAACTTCAAAGGGCTCAAGGGGCTGAAAGGAATAATGTAACAAAGGCACTAAACGCAGGCTTAACTATGCAAGAAGCCGAAAGTTATGCCGAACGACAGGCGGCAGCGACATCAGGCGGCGGTCTTAAACAACCAATGCTGAATACCGAAGTTAAAAGGGAACTCCCGCCAGCGGTTCCTCCGCAAAAGGCAGTGCCGGTTGCGCCGGTTAGGCAAGGTTTGGATGCCTTGTCACCCGCAGAGCAGACCCGGTTAGCCAACGCAAACCCCCAAGAATACGACCGGCTCAAAAAGGAGACGCTCGCTGACAAAGACGGCACGGATGATCGTTACCAAACAGGCCCCGGCCAACCCCGTGGAGAAGACAAACCCGTAGTCACTCCTCCCAATAGCAAGACTAGGTTTCCTGATGCATGGGGAACGCCTCCAAGAATAGAAACAAGAGATATAGTGCCACTGCCAATGGGTGGAATGGGAAGCTCAACCATGAAGAACTGGCAGCTTGAAAAGATGAAGCAATTCGGCACTCCTCCGAATAGCCCTTCACAAACCAAACCCGTAGTCACTACTCCTGTTCCGCCTCCGATGGATCGGCTTATCAATCGCCCATCAAGCGGCAATACAGCATACCTTCGAGGATTACCGCCCCCAGAAACCATTTCAAGCAAGCCCTCATGGGAAGCCGTAGGCATGACACAAAAAGAGTGGGAAAATGCAGGTCGCCCATCAAAAGGCGACACGATCAAACCGTATGCCCAGCGGACCAAGGCAGAGCTTTTCAAATTGGATGAAAAGTTAGAGGATGCACAGAGACGCGGAGACAGTACAGCAGTCGAATCAATCCAACTTCAAAGGGCTGAAAGGAATAATGTAACAAAGGCACTAAACGCAGGCTTAACTATGCAAGAAGCCGAAAGTTATGCCGAACGACAGGCGGCAGCGACATCAGGCGGCGGTCTTAAACAACCAATGCTGAATACCGAAGTTAAAAGGGAACTCCCGCCAGCGGTTCCTCCGCAAAAGGCAGTGCCGGTTGCGCCGGTTAGGCAAGGTTTGGATGCCTTGTCACCCGCAGAGCAGACCCGGTTAGCCAACGCAAACCCCCAAGAATACGACCGGCTCAAAAAGGAGACGCTCGCTAAAAGATACGCCGATCCAGACCCACGAGAAACCGCACAACAAAAGAAACCGCTTACCCCTTCTGAAATTAGTGCAAAGCAGATGAAGACAGATTCTATTGATGCGGATGTTAAGCAGGCCATGAATCCCAATTTGAAGATTGCAGACGCAGCCCGTAATAGAATTGTTGAAAGAGCAGCATTAGGCGATCCTCAAGCAGCTAACGCACTGAAATTTGTTCCCAACTCTACTGGACAGTTGTCTCAACAAGCCGCACAGCAGCAACAGAAGGCAGAGCAACAGCAACAAATGGCCAGACAGTTGGCTCAACAGACAGCGCAGCAACAACAGCAAAGCCAACAATTGGCGGCTGCTCGCGACCAAGCTGCGCGACAATTGGGATTTAAAGATGCGGCCGACGCAGAATCTAAAGGAGCGCGCTTTACCGATAAGGTCGGCGCCGAAAAAGGCGGAAGCAGGGGAGGAGGCGGAGGTAAGCCTCCTGCCGCTCCGCGTCTAACAGCCAAGGAACGAAATGCGCAAGCCGCAGCACGGGCCTCAAAAGAAGCACGCCGCGTTGATTCAAAAGGATATTCAGACAAAGCTTACGAGAACGCGTACAAATCAAGCGCCGAAGCTAATGAAAGCGGGAGCCAACTCGATAAACGCTTGAGTAATAGTGGGCTAAATCCAGACTATAGCGGGCACTTTGATCGCCCAGGATTTAGTGACGAACTTCGTAAGTCGCAAGAATTCGGAGAAAAAAATGCGGCCGCAAATCAAAAGCGAAAAGATGACGCATCCAATTTAGACTCAGCATCAAAAGAAGCACGGCAAGCACGGATACAGAAGGCGAGAGAGAAAGTAAATGCTGAGACTGCGGAGCGAGACGAACTAACGTCAGCAAAGAAGGCAGGTTATGGTAATGTAAGAGACTATAGGCGTTCTCTTGGCCTTGACCCTAATTCACCCCCGCTTCCCATTCCACTCATTGGCAGTGGGGGTGGCGGCAGCACTTCATCCAGCACTTCATCCACGGGAATGTCAGGTGGACTAATCAATTATCTAAAACGCAAAAAAGACGGCTTGGTTTAACATACATAATGAATTACTTAGACAAAAAGCTACAACGCGCCATGCAGGGTAAAGATGCTGGCGGAATGTCACAAGTGTATAATCAGGCCGCGCAATACGGCAGTTCTGATATAATGCGGCAAGCAGAAAGAGGACTCAAGGACTTACAGAAGTCGCAAGAAAGAGCGCAAAAAGAAATGGTTGCCGCTCAAAAGCGTCAAGAAACCCAAGCCAGGCAGCAATCTGTGGCCGCAGAAAAAGCAAACCGCCAACAAGCGAGCGACTACACAAAAGGGGCTATCGCGTTTTTTTCACAAGGGACAGGAGCCGATCGCAAAGTTATTCCAATAACAGCACCGTCAGGCGGAGTGATGAAGACATGGGACAAGTCCGGGGTTCTTTGGGATTCGGGAACAGGCAAGGCGTATGCGCGTGATGCTGCCAGTGGAGCGATGACAGAAATCGACCCTGATAAAGACGGCAAAATTGTAAATAAGGACGGACATGTTTACAAAGTTGTTGAAGGGATGGCATGGAAATGGGTGGGCTTCGACCCAGCGAAGGTGGGGAATGATCCGAAACTTGCAAAGGAATTAGCGGATAAAGCTGCGATCTTAAAAGAAGAAGCATCAGCCAGCAGTGCAGTGGCCGCAGAAATTAAGAAAGATATTACGAGTGACAAGGCCAGACTAAAAGAGATTGAAAGCAGTCTCAAATTAGCAACTGGCGACGAGCGCCTGCGTCTCGAAGGTCAACGCGATCAATTGACAGGAACGATTAAAGCCAAACAGGATAAATTGGAATTAGCCGAAATTGAATCCTACAAAAGCGCCGCTGCCAGAAAGGATTTCTCCCAAGAATCCAGCAACTTAAAAGCCGATGATTTGGCTGAAAGGAAGATGCTAATATACCAAGGCCCAATGGATGCCGGTAAAGGAATCCAATCGGCCTTGGATCGAATTGCGCAAGCCCAACAGACATCCAAGCCTGCCAATGTCGATCCTCTGGATGCTCTATCCGGTGCAATCAGCAATCAAAATATAGATTTTCTTAACAAGTTTGTAGGCGATACCAAAAACATCGCTAAAGCATTGACGAACACATGGAATGTGAGTTCGCTTCAAGCTGACGCGCGGATTGATCAATGGGGGAAAACCAAGTCAATTCAACAGACCGATATGCTTCTATCAAAGATGGACGCAAGCGGCGTGTATAAATTAACCGGCACAGACGATAAGGGTCGGCCAGTCGGAATTCTCAATGACCCTAAGGTATCCGCTGAACTCAAGGCAAAAATCCAAGACTATGTAACCAAGACCGGAGTTTCCGAAATTCCGAGAGCATGGATGACAAGCGAAGCCTCGGAAGAAAGGGCCGCAAACAAACAATTCGGCTTGTACGACATCAGCATCCCTCAAGGGTTCGACATGAAGGGTGGGAAGATTACAGCGACCCAAGATAAGCAGGCTGAAATTTGGGGGGTAAAAATGCCGTGGACACAGAAAAGTTCGCCGGTAGATGTTGGCACCTTAAACTATACCAAGACAGGGACGCCATTCATTACGCTGAATCCGGAAAACAAGTTTTCAATCTCAGGCGCGTCAGGCAACTATTATTCCGGCATCAAAGAATATATGCCGATAACGGACGCTTTTGTTGAGCGATTTCGTCCAGACGCCCCAGTAATCGGCAAGCAGGTTGTTGCAGAGGTTCGGGAAGAGGCGATGGCAAGGTACAAGAAATCGTTGGATACTTACCAGCAAACGGCGGCGGACGCATGGGCCGGGCAAAAAATGGACAATGCCCGTGTGCGGGATGTTATGGACAGGTGGTCAGTAAGCACTCCCGCAGAACGCCAAGACCTTATTGTTGAGCTAAACCCATATCAATCCACAGTCCCAAGCGGCGAGCGAAGACTAAATACCCGCCAGATGTTTGAAAGTGGACAAATTAGCGCGCAAGAAGCCCGCCTGTTCGAGAAAAGTTTTTATGGCAAAGAACCGGCTTTGCCAACAATGGACGAGGCTTTCGACGATTGGAAAGCCACCAACACAAGCAAGGCTGCCCAAAACTATAGAACCGCTGTTGCTCCCACTTCAAAAGCCGACGGTTCGAGTGGGCTTTTTTCAACGGTTTCAAAAGTCATCTCAGGCATTCAAGGAGGAATCCCGGTAATTTTTTCTCAAACAATTCCAGCTTTGTTTGGAGCGAGTCAGGACGAAAAATTAAAAACAAATGCAGAGGCAGAAGCAAAACGAGCATTTGTGTCTGATTACTTCCGCGAAAACTCGACTCGCGTTGACTTCAACGATGCCGCATTCACCGCAGCGCGCAACGAAATCTTGAAAGATGTGCCAGTATTGCAATGGGCCAACAAGGCAACCAACGATGCAGTAACAGGCATTGTTGCCCCAATGGCCGGCCTGCTTGCAGGCAGCGCAAAAATTGCAGTAAATAAACTCATCAAGGCACAGGAAGGAACATGGTATGAGACATTAGGAGACGGACAGGCTAAATTAGGCGACGCCATTCTAAGCAAGATCATCCCTGACAGCCAGCTTTCTATAACAGGCGCAAGAAATTGGATTAAATCCAACTTGGGCTTAACCAATGAGGAAAGCGAATTGATAGCGGGACAAACAATGGGAGCGCTCCGCAACATGACCCGCGCAGTTACCGACAGAACCGCGCCGATCATGGATATGTTGCCAGAAATCGGCAAGGGTCTCGTGACCAACCCAGGCAACCTTCTTCTTGGTTTCGGTAAAGGTGTATCCGATCTAATTTTTGATCCCAAACTGCGAGGTGATTTATACAGCGGCAGAACAGCGAATGAATTGCAAATCGCTTGGAGCAACTTTGAGGCAGATGTCGATAGTGGGAAACTTACACCCGAGAAATATGCAGCGCATACTTCAGCCATCGAGGAGAAGACGCGCGCTTTTAATCAATTCGGGATTGACGCCAAAAACTCAGTAGATTCATCACGGATTGGCAAGGCTGTTAGTTATGTGATGGACGGGAATATCAATCCGCTAAATTCAAAAGGAGCAGACAACACGCAAGTAGTGAAGTCTGAATATGAGTATAGCTTTTCAGACCCTCGAAGTCTGGTTGCAAAGAATGTTGCTGCGTACCTCGAAACACGAGACCCAGCATATATGCAAGGTGCCCGATCTGCGTCTTTAAATAGCGCGGCAGAAAACGCACTGCAACAGCGAGTTCAGGATTACGCAAGTATGAACGGAGCTATAGCCGAAAACCCCCGATTTGGAGACCTTATTAGCGGGTTTCGCAGTGGCATGGTTGCGCCTCTGACAGAATACGGTATGGAAATTTTATCCCAAGCAATTCCATTAGGCGCGGGCAAATTGCTAACGGCGGGTAAAATTTTAAGTAAGGCGGAAAAATTAGGGGGTACTCTTAATTCGGTTGGCCGCGCAATCAATTCGTTTGAAGCATTTGAGAATATTGGGACAAAAATCGACAGCCTGATAGACATGGGAAAAGTTGCTCGCCCAGTTGGCGGCAGGCTCACCAGTTCCCAAAATGTTTGGAACTTGTCAGTTGATCTGACAAAGCAAGGTTTCGTGTCCGCGCCGAGCGAATTTATGCAGGAATCAATTGCTGCATTTGGCGAGGCCGGAGCAACATTTGGCGATGCGTTTAACCAAGGCATCACGGGCGCAATCGGCGGCATCGGCATGACGCCGGTGCATTATACAGGTGGCGCCATTATGAACTTTGCGCAAAACGCAAAGACGCAAGCCGCAAACGACAAGGCATTGCAATCGTATGTCACCTCGTATAACGCAACTAATCCAAGCGAACAAATTACATTTGAAGAGTTAAAGTCGGCGCAACAATACATCAGCGTTCCCGACGCAGTCAGAAACTACAACGACCGAGCTGCAATAATTAACAACTTGGGCAATATTCAGCGCGCAATTTCTAATGAAAAAAACCCGAATGTAGTCGCCGGGCTATTATCTCAACGGGATCAAATCACATGGTCGCTGGCAGCAAATGCGGCGGACATGCAAGGTTACACAGAGCAAGCAATTATGCTCAACAGGGAAATAGCAAGTGCCCCCAAAGAATTACGACCCGTGATAAATGCGACAGTGCGGGCAGCGAAAGGCGAGCAATTAACCGAAGATCAGGAAGTTTCGCTGTTCAACCACTCGCTGCCATCAGGCGAGATGGCGGTTAAGTCATACTCCCAAGGGCAAACCAAACCATCAAACGAAGCTGGAAATTTGGCGGAGGCAATGGGCAACGATCTCATTTTAGCGGATGAATTGATGCAACAAATTAAAAGCGTTGCTCCATCAGTTGCAAAAATAATTAAAAAGACGGCGGCGGAACGCGAGGCCGAATTAAGGGCTAAATACGGTGGCATTTTCAAGACAATCAACGGGAAGCCTATCTTTTTCCCTGACAACAAACAACCAACAACCAATGGCCAAGCAATACCTCAAAACAACAGCCAGTCAAACCAAACGACTTCTCAAAGAAATGCGCCGAGCGGAGGAGACATATCAAGAAGAACAGGAGATGAACCGCTTCCGGCAAACGAGCGAGTTGTCGGAGGAGGATGGCAGACATCCCCTACAGCACCCAAAAATGCAACAAAACCAACACAGCCTAAACCAATAGCGACAGCGCCTGTTAACCAACAATCCTTGACAGTTGCACCAGAAGCTCCCGCTATCACGCCTGCCCCCGTAGCCAAACCTCGCGTTCAAGTTACAAATATTGATTCAATAATAAATCAAGGGGGCGGGACTGTAGCAGTTCAAGAAAATGGAAGAGATGTAAATTTTAAACAATTTGGTATTGTGATCGATGGAGACTCGGCAGAGGTTGCTTTTGTTGAACTTGATCCTTCAGAATATGGTAGGGGTATTGGATTAGAAGCGTATCGCTATCTTGGAAACGAGTTAGCGTCTCGCGGGATTACCTTAAGAAGTAGCGGAGCGCAATATGGGCCGGGTAAAAATGTTTGGTTGAAACTCGCCCGACAAGGGAACGCCCGTTTAAACGGCATGAGAAGGTTTGAATTTGTTCAATCGACTCCAGTTACTCCAAGACCACTTCCAACTGATGTGTTGCCTACAGAGACTCCTGCTGTAACAGAAGCACCCGCCGCAGAGGCTGCGCCTGAATTGCCAAAACAATACACCTTCACCGCAGTCTATGTGCCATTTGGTAGCCCTCGACCCGTAACTAACACACAGACCGTCACTGCGTCCACTACAGAAGAAGCGACGGTTAAAAGACAGCGTTGGCAGAAGGGGATGAGTAAAATAGGAGTGCTGCAAAGCATCACGCCTGTCACGCCGGTTGCAAACCCCGAGCCGCAAGTATCAACTGAGACTTCGGCAACAAGCATTTCCCCTGACGCCTCTGCCTCTGCAAGCGCAAACTCAGTGCCTGAACCGACAGGCTCACCCGAAATGGCCGGCGGGGAGGGGACTAATCAAGACGAAAAATCTTCTCAAAACAGACCGCAGGATGGACAAGTGGCTAAGTCGGGAGGCTCATATCCTCCAGTCGCGGGTTCGACTCCCGCTCCTGCTACCCCCCTTACCTCGGAAAAAGTCGCGCCTCCACCACTACCTTCATTGCAACCGCTCCCGTTAGGTCGAAGTGGCCTCATTACCTCGAAGCGAGAAAAGGTCATTGCTGAAGCAATAGAAGCAAAACTATTATCTTTGAATGCAAATCCACAGGCCGCAAAATCTTTTGCGACATACTTTGTTAGGCGCGAGACTGCCGATGGTTGGGGCGCAGAAAAGCTACAAGAGGCAGTAGCGGGTTTCACGGACGCTGGAGGGTTTATACAGCCTCAAGAGGTTGTTGATAACATCGAGGCCATTAACGAGTCGCAGAGAAAAGAAGTGCAATCCATTGCGAACAAGGTGATGGATGACATTAAACAAGACCCCGATGGTAAGAACTTAAGCAAATCAGAAATCGCGAACCTCCGCGACCTCGTGGAAAATCAAATTGCGCCAGAACTAATCCGATTCCACGGAGCTTTTTCGAAAATTGCAGGAAATGCTTCTGCGCTGAATGACGGCGGGTCTGTCGGGCTATCTTCCGGCAGAACTATAAATATCAATGCGGCGTCACTTCTACAAAAGACTCAGCAGAATCAGTTTTCAAATACCAAAGCGATTGAGCTAACGATAAGCGAAGAAGTGGGGCACATTTCGCATCAAATCGTTCTTGCTCAAATCTGGCGGGAGAACAATCCAGATTCTCCGTTTGACGAGTTTAATGCGGCACTCGCGCAGGCGGGAACGATTTGGATGCAGCTACCCAAGGAATTACAAGACCATGTTACAGCGATTTATGGCAAAACAGATCAGCAAATTGCAGGGTTTGAGTTTCTGCGTATGTTGCTGCAAAGGGATATTGCGTTTGCCGATGGCAAAATTGTTTCGGCTGATGGCACGATCATTACCGAGCAAACATTCCCAATTGCGTTTCTTGAAGGACTTAAAAATGTATTCAAGAGGGTTTTCGAAATCTTTAGCGAGCTAAAGACCAACATTGCATCGATGCTAAAAAGCGAGGGTGTGAGCGATGTCGAGATAGCGCAAACAGTAAGTCTCGTGGATCGGGCCAGAAAAGAAAGTTTTGACATTTACAATAACTTCCGTAGATTAGGTGTGCAGGCGAGGCAGCAGGCATACGACAATGAACGCGACAAACGAGCAACCGCTAAACAGAAAGCGAAAGGGTCTAACACCACCGACGGATCAGGAATACGCGGAAATGATAGCAGTATGGGAAGCAAACCGCAGGGAAGCGCGCCTTCTGTCACTGCAAACACGGCTGGCATTACACTTGACACTGTTGCAAAAGCTCGCCTGGCAGAGTTAGAGGCGGCAGATGCAGAGCGAAAGGCCAACGAGCAAAGGGCCAAATCTCGTCGGTCGGCAATCGTCCAGCAAAATACGGGAGACATTGCCAATTTTGAGGAGACAATAAATTCCGCGCCGGAAGATGCTCGTGTCATCGTAGCAAACCTCATGACGCAAGCGGTTGCGGGAGAGCAAAAGGCAGTGCTTGGAGTGAACTTCGAGAAGATTCCAGCAAGCTACATTGCATTGCCCCCTGGCATTGTTCAGACCAGCCATGTTGGAGCCAACTTCACAAAAAACTCCCTGTATGGCGGCGAGAACACGCGAGCTTATGAAAAAGACGAGGCCGAGCAGAATAAGGTGCGGGCGGGAGCACTGCCGGGAGCGTTGAATGAAGAAATCCTGACCTCGACAGACCCTTCGTCCGCGAATGCTTCACCGCAGATTGCCATTGTCATAGACAACGATGTAAACGGGCAACCTCGCGCGCGCTGGCAAACCGCCGGTGGGAACGCTCGCGAAATGATGACGAACCTCTCGCCGCTCCAAGATCAGGAAAGACTAAGCGCAACATGGCAGAAGAAATCAAATCAATTTGGGTTTGGCGATTTCCCTGAAGGATATAGAGGCTACAGGTTCTTGGGAGTGCATGACATTAGGAGTCCAATGGGGGCGACGGCTTACCAAAAACTTGTGGACAACCTAAACCCCTCAACAGGAGTTGTTCAGGACACATATGATCGAGCAGACTTGGATGCGGTGAAAATCCCCATTGAGAGGCTGGCTAAGTTGTCTGTCACCATGAGCGGCAATACCGCAATGGACGAGTTGGCGGCACTGATGAGGGACGCAGAGGCTATCGGCCTTGAGCGCAACCGACTTGCCCCAATGGTTAAAAACCCAGCTCAGTCGCAGGTTTATATGCAGCGTCTTATCTTGGGAGCAGCATTCAAGAGCAAACCACTCAGCAACCTTTACTCCGAATTGGTTAACACCAACAAGAGTGCAGCGATGGTCGGCCTTATCGCCGACGCGAGCAGGACGGCACTTGCGGTTCGAGCCGCCGGTAACAACGGAGTAGCAGACGCGTTAGGCTCTTTGTTGAATAATGTTGGCAACTATATTCTAACTGGTAGCGGCTTGAAGAGCGCCTTGAAATTGGCGGCGGGTCAAATCGAGTCGGTGGAACTTGTTGGCGACACTTCCGTAGCCGTTGGGATTGCCGAAAGATTGCGCGATCTTGTTGTGTTTAACAAGCAGGGGAGAATTGTTACTGAAGCAACGCAAGACGCTTGGAGAGACTACCTCGATAGCCTGGCACGAAGCATTAAGAGTTATGATCCAAACGCATGGTTTGACGCGCCTAAATCTATCTCCGAAACAATCATCGCTGCAAATGACGCCCACAAAGTTTTTGTCGAACGCCAGAAACTCGATGCCTCTCAAATTCAGGCGCGCTCTATGCCGGTTATGTCGAACCCCGCCAAATTGCGCGAGTTTGAAAATAAACAAGCATCTGAAGAACTTACACCGCTTGAAAGGGAGGAATACAATCTTCTGCTTAGTAGGTCAGGCGTTGATTTCATGGGCTTTTATGCGGATACATTGCGAGAAAATTCCGATGCTTTTGCGGTGCAGAAGGAGCTTGGGCAACGAGGCATAGAGGCTAAACCTCAACAATTACTTGAAGCCCGTCCCGCGCCATCGCCTGAGCGAAACATCGCGGCTCAAAATGTTTTGGATAACATTTCACCGGAGTTCAATTTGCTTAATGATCTGATCGCAAAACTCAACCTTGCAGGCGGGAAATATAACCACAAAATCGATGGCGACTTCCGAAGTAATTGGAAGATTACACGAGAAGGTATGCTGCTTCGTTCGCCAACGGGAGAATTGTTTGTTACAGAACAGGTTAAGGAAGGCGTGGCTACAATCGCTCCGCTTAAAGGTGGAGCAAGCATTAAATACAATCTTGAGGTTGCAGAGCGTCTTTTTGACTATCAACTTACCGAGACAGAAAAGGAAGTCGAGCCTGAATTTATCTCGATCCTTACAGAATATGCCAAGATCAAAAAAACCTATGATCAAACGCTTAATAGTATAGCATCCAACATGCGGGAGGCATACACTCTTCTCCCGCCATTAAAAGGCGCTCCGCGCGCATTTGAAAAAATTGCTGGATACATAAATGATTCAAGGAAAAAAGGTAAAAGCATTGAGGCGTTCGATGCAATCATGGAAAAAGGGCAAGACTTTCTACGAGCAACAATTGTTGTCGATTCCAAAGACGACATTAAGTCAGTTGTTTCCGAAACCCTACGCTACTTTGCCGAAGATGTCGAATACGCTTCTTCGATCAAAGAAATTAAACAAGGCAAGCATAATTACAAAACAGAGGACGGCAGGGTTACTCTGGTAGGAGATGATCGCTTTGCTGTACCTTTGCCTTCAGGCTATTGCGACATCAATATAAAAATTGAAGTTGGTCCCAGAATGTTTGCGGAACTGCAAATCCACATTCCCGAAATCTTGGTTGCGAAGCAAGGGTGGCTTCCCCTGTTACCAGAAAAATACACCGCCGACTCGCTGGGCGTTCCTGATGGGATCGGGCATGTTTTGTATGAGGAGCTTCGCAGTAGTAACGATTCAGTAAGAATCGCCGAGCTTAACCAACTGTCTGAAGAACTTTATAAAAATGCTTTAAACAATCACTCCCAAAGAGTGAGGTCCTCGGCAACGGCCAATCGAAATTCTTCCCAAGAAACCATCCGAACAAACGGGCCAGTCACTTTAGGGAAAAGTGAAGATGGCAGTTTGCTTAGTCTGCCTGGCAGCACATTCCAAGCAGAGTTACCCTCTAATGTCTGGAAAGAAGCTCTGGGAATGCCATCGTCATCCCAAAAGATGGTGTCCTCGGGAAATGTTTCGCGTTTCAGATCGCCTTCAAATGGAATTTCACCTTTAGTCATACCTAATAAAAATACGACGACAGGCGAGGATTTGCAACAAGAAAAAACGCCTATCGACAAAATTGTTTTTCTGGCCTCACAGATAGCTCGCAAGGCTCATAAAAATCAGTTCCGCCGAGATGGAGTCACCCCCTACATAGAACATATTAAGGCGACGGTTGCACGACTGGCATCAGCCGACCCGAAAATACAAGCAGCAGCTTGGTTGCACGATACGATTGAGGATTCTAAAATCACCCCGGCACAATTGATTGAAAGGGGCATTCCGGAAGAAATCGTTGATGCAGTCGTTTTGTTGACAAAGAACAAACAAGGATCATATCGCGACTACATTACCGGCATACAATCAAACGAGATTGCAACCAAGGTTAAACTGGCTGACATGATGAGCAATCTTGCGGATGATCCGTCCCCGCGCCAGATAGAGAAATATACTCAAGCGATTGATTTATTGTCCTCGCCCAATGCCGAGGCGGGAGCTACGGCAAAAAAAATGATCTATGCGCGAAAGAGAAAAGACGAAAATTCAGGGCAGTTAGGATTCGACGATCTTTTGAATTCGGTCAGGGATTACAATCAAGTTTTAGAAAAAGATGGCATCACAGAACCCGCTGAAAAGATTGCGGCGGCAATGACCGATTTAAATACGAATGCCAAAAGCGCATCAGAAATGCTGTTTGACTTTGGATTGACAGACTCACAAAACAATGATACAGGAAACAAACCCAATGCAGACGAAATACAACGAGGAAGAGATGGCTCTACTACGCGGGGAGATGACCGATCAGCAGAGGCAGGGAATCCGCTGCCAAGAAGCATGGGAGACCTGTTTCAGTTCATGGCTGAACAGCGCGAAGCCAAGCGCGATTCGGGAATGGATGAAGGACGAGGCGGCCCTGCTGCTCTGGATGGACTCGAAGGCTCTCAACCTACTTTTGGGAGTGACGCACTACGAGCGGAACGAAACGGAGATGCTGATAGAGTTGTTTCCGGAATGGGAGATGGATTTGACGGACGAGGAAATCGACCAGGAGATGCCGTTGACGCTACAGGAAACGAGTCGGGCGAAGGATTTTCTGGATCGAGTGATACCGGAATAATTAAAGACAGACCTCCTGTCGGATCGCCCGAACGCAATTTTAGCTTTACAAGAGACGAGAAGCTTGCGCCGAAAGGAGCAAAGGGGAAATTCCGCGCGAATTTAGCGGCGATAAAAACAATCAAAACGATTGAAACGGAAAGGCGTCTTGCTACCCCGGAGGAAAAGCAAAGCCTTGCCCGTTTTACTGGGTGGGGATCAGTGCCGCAAGTTTTTGACGACGCACGAGCGGAGCAGATAGAAGGTGGCGCAATAGATACCATGCGTAGCGAGAGCGCAAAACTGCGGCGCTACGCTGTGGACTACCCAAATAGCGCCGAGTATTATCGGCCCGAGGCTGAAAAGTTAGATCAAGATGCAACGACTCTTCAGAACTGGAAAGACCAATGGTTAGATAGTTACCAAGAGTTAAAATCCTTACTGACGCCAGAGGAGTATCTATCTGCAAAAAAAAGCACAATCAACGCTCACTATACCTCGCCGGAAATCATCGCGGCCATGTGGGATATTGTCGATAAATTGGGATTCAAGGGAGGGAATGTCCTTGAGCCGGGCGCAGGCATCGGCCACTTCTTTGGCCTAATGCCGGAGAACATGGCGGATACAAGCATTCTTTTCGGCGTGGAGTTGGACAACTTCACTTCGCGCATTCTTAAGGCTCTTTACCCTGAAGCCACCATTCAAAATACAGGATTCCAGACTGCGGATATTGCAGATGGTTCGATTGATCTGGAAATCTCAAATGTTCCATTCGCCAATGTTCCCGTGATTGACAAAGGTTTAGAGATGATGGGCGGCCCCGTGGACAACCTGCACGATTATTTTTTTGGGAAGGGATTGACCAAACTGAAGCCAGGAGGGTTACAAGTATTCATCAGCAGCGCGTTCACGCTGGACAAGATGAATTCTGACAACCGCCGGTGGCTTGCCGACAAGGCTGACTTAGTGGCAGCATATCGACTTCCGAACGATGCCTTCGTCGAAAATGCAGGCACGCAAGTAACGACTGACATTATCGTGCTTCGGAAAAAGGACGGACAAGGCTTCTATCACGGAAATGATTTTGTAAACTTGGGCGATTCAAAAACAGCGAAAGGTGAAGGGATTCGAGTCAATCAATACTTCGCCAATCACCCCCAAAACATTCTCGGGAATCTAAGTTTGGACGGCAGTATGTATGGCGACAGCAAGGAAATGACCGTTGAAAGCGACCCCAATCGTCCCGTGCCTATTGCCCTTGCCCAAGCACTGGAATCGTTGCCAGAAAATATCGTTTCAAGCAATAGCGCGAACAATACTAAAGTCCTAACGGGCAGAACCTCGGAGTTCAAAATTGGTTCTATAATTGAAGAAAATGGCAGCTACTATTTTCAGGGGCAGGAGAGTCCTGATGTTGATTTAAATAAGGCTAAGAACCGGGGTATTGTTCGCGACTTTATAGCGGTTCGTGACCTATTGAATACGCAATACGATTTGGAACTTGATGTAGAATCAAGTGATAGGGCAATCGAAGAAAATCGTGTTAAATTGAATCGGGCTTACGATACATTTGTTTTTAGAAACAAGTCGTTTCATCATCGAAGCAATTCCAGTTTATTGCTGGACGATCCTGACTACACTCGCGTTCTTGGGTCAGAGGTTGAAAAATCCAGAACAGTAGGCATCGGTGCAACGATTGCAAAACTGGCATCCGCTCTAAAAGGAGACAAAGAATTTGTCAAAGCAGATATTTATTCAAAGCGGATAATGATGCCGCGAGTACAACCAACGAAAGCCGATTCCGTAGCAGATGCGCTTGGAATTTCGCTGGGTTGGAAGGGGAGGGTTGATTTGCCGTATATTGCCGGCATGACAGGCTTGAAAATTGAACAGGCAGAAAAAGCACTCCTTGAGGGAGGCATGGTTGTTCGTGACCCCGAAACAAGTCAAGTCTTGACCCGCGAACAATACTTGTCTGGGAATGTTCGGAAAAAGTTAGCAGTTGCTCTGGAGTCAGGCACCGACTACGAGCGTAATGTTGAGATGTTGCAGACAGTCCAACCTCAAGATGTTTCTATTGAGGATGTAAGATTTAAAATTGGGGCGACATGGATTCCGGCGGAAACCTATAAAGAATTTTTAAAAAGCATTGGGATAGCTAATGTTCAAATAACCTATAACCCTGGCGTTATTGGCCTCACTGCTGATGGATGGCAGGTGGACGCCAGGCGAGCAGTGTCCAGAGGAGTTGAATACAAAGACTACCAAACAAAAGAAATCGAGGTTGTCCCGATTTTAAATGCGCTTTTAAACTTCCGAAGAATAGCAATTTACAAAAGGGATGAAACTAAGGGGGCTGACAGCAAGCCCATTTTGTCTGAATCGGCAACCTCTGCTGCAAAAGCTGCCGCTAAAAAGCTAAATGATCGTTTTGTTGCATGGGTAAAAGAAACCCCTGAAGTGGCTGAAAGGTTAGCCGGAATTTACAACAAAGAGGTTAATGCATTTGCTCAACGCACATACGACGGACAGTTCCTCCAATTCCCGTGGGCGAACAAAGATTTTGATATTTACCCCGACAAGAAAAACACGATTTGGAGAGCCATACAGGAAGGGTATGGTTTATTGGCTCATGGGGTAGGTGGCGGTAAAACAATTCTTGGGAGTGCAATAGCTTTAGAAATGCGGCGGTTGGGCATGGCGCGAAAGCCCATGATTGTGGTTCACAATGCTACACTTGAATCATTCGCTAAAGAAATGGCCAAGATGGCACCGGCCGCGCGCGTATTGGTCGGGCGCAAAGATGAGTTGCAGGGTAGCAAACGGCGTGAGTTTTTGATGCGGATTGCAGCCGGTGACTGGGATGCGGTAGTGATAGCACATTCGACATTTGATCTTATCGCTGATGATCCAAAGGTTGAGGCCGATAACATGAAAGTCTTGATAGATGCCATGACAGCAAGCGTCAAGGGTAGTGGATACGCGTCTTTGCAAAATGCTAAAGAAGACAAGCAAAAGCCTCCGACTGTTAAAAATGCGATCAAACAGATTGAAACTCTTGAGGTGCGGTTGAAAGAATTGAGCGAGCGGAAGACGGATGATGGTATTTTAAACTTTCAGCAACTTGGGGTCGATGCGCTTATTGTAGATGAAGTGCATAGGTTTAAGAAAATGCCATTCAACACAAAGTTGGATGCGAAAGGCATTGATGGCACATTCAGCAAGCGGGGATACGCGCTGTTAATGCGGGCGCGGAAGATTCAGGAGAAAATGGGAGGGAAAAACATTTTTACAATGACCGGAACTCCCGTTACCAACACGCTTGGAGAAATTTGGAATATGATTCGATTGGTTGCGCCGGGTCTCGTGAAAGAATACGGGATCGAAAGTTTCGACCAGTTTGTTTCGAAATTTGCCGAGATTGAACAGGCGTCCGAAATGACACCATCAGGAGACCACAAAATGGTTGATCGGTTGTCTAAAGTAGTGAATTTGCCTGAATGGGCAACCCTGCTGCGCATGGCTGCTGATGTGAAGCTTGGAGAAGATTTAATTGTCAAGAACAGACCGGAAATCAAAGGCGGCAAACCCGAGCTGGTCGCAGTCGAGAGAACTGCTGGTGCCTCTAAGTGGGTAAGTTATATTCGAGATGTCCTCAAAGAATTTGAAGGCATAACAGGAAAAGAAATTTCAGAGAACCCGTCGCTTCTTGCTGTTCCGGTGCAGGCTTATATGGCCTCTCGTGCGGCGGCAATTGATATTCGGATGATTCAGCCGGATGCCATTGATGAGACTGGAAGTAAGGTCAATGTAATGGTTGAAAGGTTAATGGAAATATACAACCGGACAAACGACTACCAAGGCACACAGGTCGTTTTTGCAGATTCATTCAACCAGATAAAAACAAGTCTTTTTGATTCGGTGGTTCCTCTCTCGCGACTTGATTTGACTACCGAGGGATCAGGCAAAGTGAAGTTTAATCTTTACGATGATATTAAGGCAAAGCTGATTGCGCGAGGAATCCCGGAAAACGAAATTGCACTTATTACTGATAGCAAGTATTCAAATCCGAAAGTTAAAAACGCTCTATTTGACCAAGTAAATGAGGGCAAGGTAAGAGTTATTATCGGTTCAACGGAGAGCTTGGGAACCGGCGTAAATATGCAGCAACGGATGGCCGCTGCGCATCACCTTGATGTGCCGTGGACGCCTGCAGGATTGGAACAACGAGATGGGCGTGTTTACCGCCAAGGGAACATTCACGGAGAAATGGGAATTCCCGTTGAGATTGTCCGCTATGGCATGAAAGATACCCTCGACGCTGCCCTATGGCAAAAGCTGGAAACTAAGCAAAAATTTATTACCTTAGCTCTTTCAGGGAAGGTTGTGGGCAGGGAACTCGAAGAATCTCAGGAGATTCTATCGCTTGCAGAACAGCGTGCAGTTTTATCGGGACCGTTCGGGCAAAAGATTTTTGAGTTGGAAAACAAGATTCGAGAATTGGAATTGGAACGAAGTGGCCACTTCAAGGAGGCCTCGAACCGACAGAAAGAAATTGAATCGGCGCAAAGGGGCATGCAAATTCTACTCAGAAAAGCGCGGGACATAGCCCCCTCGATGCAAGCGATGACAGGCCTTGCCGAGACAATCGGCAAAAATGGCGTAAGAATTACCGTAGGGGGGGTAGAGTTTAAAACCAAAACAGAATTAGCAAGCGCTGTTGATTCAGAACTCAAATCAGCAACCGAAAGGCTCGCCAGGGACTCCTCTATTGGGGATATGCCTCTACACATTCGTTCTATCAGCGTCAACGGGCAACCTGTGCTACTGACGGGGAAAATGATAATGAAGCCTGATATGGTTGGAACGCTGCAACCAAGTTATTCTTTTGAGTTGGCAAACTCCGAAGGCGACTTGCAAGATGGAATAACTTTTGGGCGCGTCACCAGTTTTCCGACGCTTGCGTCGCGGCTTGAGGAGCTTGGTGAAACTATTGATGCCATCAAGACATCGCAAAAAAACAATGCTGAGCGAGTCCGGCAGTTAGCCGAGATGAAGCCAATAACTGAATGGCCGATGGAAAATGAGTTTCAATCAACACTCGTTGAATTGGACACCACAAGGAAGGCTATGGCGGAAGCAAATGGAATTCCGCAAAAGCCCAAAAAAGAAGATGCGAGTCAATTCATTGGCGAGGTGATTGCTGGTGAGCCAATAGCAACATCAAATGCGGTTATCAGCGCGCGGGCGGCATTTCACGGAGGCCCGGCTTTGTTTGATGAGTTTAGTTCCGACTACATTGGAACAGGCGAGGGTGCGGCGGCTTTTGGTTATGGGATTTACTTTGCGGAAAATGTAAATGTTGCTGAAGGATATGCCCGGACATTGGCGAAAAAAGCCCCGACTATTACAAGCAAATGGGTCATTCAGCCGGTTGATTCAGCGCAAGCTAAATACAAGGATTTGCTAAATTATGCGGACGCGGCACCGATGCTGATTTCGGAAACGCTTTTGAATCTTCAAGCGACACCTCGAAATGCCTCCAACATTATTCGGGATTTGGCAAAAACGGCTAAAAAACCAGAATACATTAAAGCCTACAACGGCATTGCCGACATGATTGATTCCCGCGAGATCGTTGTCAGCATACCAAAGGGCTATCTTTATCAAGTGTCGCTTGATGTTGATGACAATGAATTGTTAGATTGGGACGCCCCATTGAGCGAGCAGAGTCCGAAGGTTCAGGCCGCATTGCAATCGGTTCAAGTTGATAATTGGCTTTGGGAGGAAACCATTTCTGAAAAACTCGGAACTAATATTGTAGGCGCAGCGATATACAAAAACCTGACAGCAACATGGCCTGATGCAGAGTTTACTGCAGACGGCATTGATCCGAAAAAGAAAGCCTCTGAAGCCCTGCTTGCCGCTGGCATTCAAGGCATAAAATATCTCGATGGTGACAGTCGCGTCGGGTTTGGAAAAGTCACGCTCAAGGCAACTGTCTGGAAAATGTTTGCCGAGGGATATTGGGTGGCTCAAGACGGAGCAGGCAATCGTTTAGTCAAAGGAACAGAAGAAGAAGCGAGAAAAGCAGCAGAAGACTACGACGCTAAAAAAGAAACCGCCGGTAACGAGCCAACTCGCAACCTCGTCATATTTGATGACAGCAAAATCAAAATTGTTTCTAAAAATGGACGCAAAACATCGTTGGCACAAATTAACGCTCGTGCGGCAAAACTAAAAAGCGATGTTAGCGATTATCTCTTTTCAAACGGAACAGTAAATCTCGAAGAGGCAACCAATGAAGTTGCGCTGCAATTAAGCAAAGTTGCGGAACTGGCGGATGCAGCAAACTATGCACAGGCAGAAATGTTTGATGGTGTCGCTACTCCAACCAAAAAGCGCAAGCTGAAGGAAGTCGGCAACACGGAATACGACAATCTGGTAAAGGCCGGATTTGAGGGGGATTGGGTGGCGTTGGCAAAAGCAATCAATATCAAAGGCACCGCGTCTTCAATCTTGCCGGAACTCATTTCCGGCAAATTGCCTGTATGGGAAATTATCGGGACAAAAATCGAAGGCCCAGAAGATGTCGCCGCAACATTGATTCCGCTCCGTTCCCCCTACTTTGAAAGCGTTAAAGTCGCCGTAATGGATGACTACAACAAAGTGATTTCGAGTGATGTTATCTCGATAGGCACAATTAACGAGACCATGATGCACTCTCGCGAAGTGTTCCGGGCATTGGCAAAGATCAGGCTTGCCACAGGTAAAAGATTTACCCGAATTATTATCTCGCATAACCACCCAAGCGGCGATCCTACACCGAGTGCGGCTGATCGGCGCATTACAAAAAACATTAGCGAGGCGGCAAGTGCAGTCGGCTTTGTTGTTTTAGATCATGTTATTACAAATGGTTCGAGCTACTTTTCATTTAAGGAAGCTGGCTTCTCATTTGGCACTCCCGCAAAAGAAGAAAAAGGCATTTTTGGAACTCGCGATAAGGGAATAAAAGCGCCACCATTTGTTCCTTCGACTGCCCCTTGGGAGAAAGTGTCGAGGGATGGATTGCAAAGAATTGATGGTTTACAAAACAAGGAAACCAAAAAGTTAATTAACGCGCTACGCCAGGGCAACCTCACGGCAGGCCATGCGCTCCTTTTGACCGCGAAAAACAAATTGACCGCCGTTGAGCGCATCCCTTCGTTCATGGACACGCCGACTGATGATGTTTTTAGACAAATCATGATGTCTGCCTCGGTCAATGGCGCATACGGGTTTATTATCCAGGCTCCGTTCTCAATGCTTTCAGCGGACTTTGATCGCTTTGTAACAAAGGCTAAAGAGTTTGCGTTTTTATCTCAAATCACCTTGTTGGATGTTTTAACTGTTGAAGGGTCAAGCGGAAGCATGTTTTCTGCCAACGAAGCCGGATTGCTTGCCGAAGACCCACAAAGCAACCTGACGCTTGCAGAATCTACCGCTGCACCATCCGCCGCCGGCCCGATCTATTCCGAGGACTATACCGGCCCGCGCTTCACCTACGGGCTACGCAATCGCCCCCTCGATATCGGAACTGCCCCGAAAGGTTACATCATAGGCAGCAATGGGCCTGCCGTGGGACGCGCGCGATGGGGAACGATCCAGTATCCTCGCCAACTCACCAAGGATGAAATTTACGACTACGAGCTGGAGGTGATGGACGAAACCCCAGCAACATCGGAAACAACAGCAGAAGACCAACAAAGCACAATAGGCGCCCTGCCTTTTTATGAGAGTCCCGACGCATTTCCGTCTATTCGGAACGCTCGCACCAAAAAAGAAATCGCCGATGCGCTTGCCGCAGTTAAAAAGCAAGCCAAAGGATTTGGATTTGCAAAAGACGATATATTCGTCAAAGGGGCTGAAATTTTAGCAGAGCGTAGATTGTCCGAAATAATCGCGCCTACTAACGCAGAGTTTGGATTCGCCAAAGAGATTGATGCGCCAATAGAAAAAATCAAACGGAGCATGGTGCGCTTTGCGTCCGGCATGAGTGGATTAAGTGATCTTGGGAATTCAACTTATGTTCGCGGCGGCCTGAAAAACTACGGAGTAGGATTTGATGTCGGGATGCTTTCAAAAAACGCAATAGATTTGCTTGCTGACAGGGTAATCAATCTGGACACGCAGGTTTTTGTCGATTCAGGGGCTTTCAGTCATTTTGTTAAAAATGAAAAGTTAAAGGCCAAAGGTAAAGAAACATTAGCACCTTTGGACTTCGACAAGATTTTCAAAAAATACGACGCGATTACAGAAGCTATCTTTGAGCAAAACAAGGTAGAAGCAGACTATCCGCGCCCGCTTTTTGTTATGCCTGATATTGTTGGCGACCAAAGGGCATCACTATTACTCGCAGAACAATACAAAGATCGCATCGCGCTTGCAGGGGATTTCAACCTGTTTGAGCCAATTATTCCTATCCCACTTGGAGAGCTGTCTATTTCGCAAGCATATAGCAAAATTATTGAGATACTAAAAACCAACACATTAGGAATAGAGATTGATCCTGCCAAGTTCATTGTTGGTATTCCATCTAACGCGGAAGCCGTAAGCAGGGAACAACTCGCAGAGTTTTTGCGGGAATCAAAGCCTCCCCGCATTCACTTCCTTGGCGCGGCGGCAGACAGCAACATAAATCCATTGCTCGCAGTTGTGGCTAAAGCCGCACCAGATGCGATTGTCACCGCAGACGCCAGCAAGGTTAGATCAGAAATCCTGAATGGTGTGGCGGCTGGAAAAACGCGAGAACAAGCAATTATTGACGCATTGAACCAAGAAGATGATCCCGAGGTTGTCTTAAATGGACTTGCCGAGGGTGTGCTTGCTTCAGAAGTAAGGTCAGATGCGGCTACAATGCCTGCGAGTATTTTTGCCTCAACCACAGGCTACAAGCCATCGCACATTTTGCGGCTCAAAAAGGACAAATGGGCAGAGGATGGGTTTCCGCTCGCGTATGGCATAAAAATGGTCGATGAACTTTACAATGCCGGGTCGTTTGCAGGAATACCCGAAGATGCCGTTTTGGTGGCGCAACCAAGCACGAGCGGAAAAAACATTTTGCCATACCTCCTCGCGCAACGAATCAGCGCAGACCAAGGCAACCCCGTATTTGAAACGCCGGTCGCGACTGCGACCGCAAAGCTCGAAGCGAAGAAGAAACGCTACGACTACACCATGACCATTGACGACCCGATTGGTTATGCGCCAGAGGCAGGGTTGCAATCCTTGGCCGCGCTCAATCGCCCGGTTGTTATTGTTGAAGATGTCCACAACACAGGCGAAAGTTGGATGGCTTTTGCCGGCTTATTAAGGCGCAATGGGGTTAATGTATCTGGTGTGGCAGTTCTGAACGCCGTTGAAACGCGCAAAACGAGTGCGCGTGATATTGAGCGGGTTTCAGAGAAAATAGCCGCCAGCACAAACGAACCTCTTGACATTGTTAAGCCGGTGATGCAGGGTTTTCTTCATGGCTCCTACAAACAACTCGCCAACAAAATTGAGCTTGCGTCCACCAACAAAGACAAAGCCAAGCGAATCCTCGACCATGCCAGACAACGAGCAGGAGCGGTTGGCATTGAGGCGGGAATTGGGCTTGAAACTTCATTCCTCGATGGCTCAACGGAATCGCGAATTGGGAATCAAAACAATTTAGTTCAAGGCCAACTTCTTGCGCGCAATGCGGCTCGCGCAGGGCAGTTGCAGTTCATGCCTGATGGCATGATGGATGATGACATACTATTTAGCGTCCCATTAGGTGAGTCCATTGGCTTAGATGCCGCGCTCAAACGAGTCCCCCAATACTCAAAATATCACGATTTAGCTCAATTTTTACTTAAACAAAAATGGGCGCACTTAAAAGATGAAAAGGTGCGAATGATAAAGCCGTCCGATCTGAAAAAAAATAACCGACGAGCATTCAGAAGTAGTGGGGGCGGGGAGATTATTCATGGGGTGCAGGGCATTTCAACACAAGCATTGTTACATGAGGCTGCCCACTCAATCTCCGTTGATGCGATCAAAAAATTTATCGATCAAGTAAATGTCTCAGGAGCAGATTACAAAAAGTTATTAGAAAATGTTCTTAAAAATGAGGCCGCTCCACAGCCAATCAAGGACATCATAAAATTGTATTTTTCTGCCGCAGAACAATTGGGCATACAAAAATCAATGTTCGGCAGCACTACGAAGCGAGTTAATGTTCAATCCGAGAACATTGGTTTTGAAAGGTCAAATTTTGACGACGGAATTGTTTTTGCAGATTTAGATGTCAGAGGAACTAAGTTCGCAAAAAATTGGGAACCAAGAGCTTATGTTAATGAAAAAGGGAATAGCGCGTTTGGCCGAAAACCTCAATATACTACATTGGAGGTATTCAAAGAATTATATCCTAATTTTTACAAAAAATTAGTTGATAATAATTTGCCAATGCCGACTATTTCAGAAAATGACTATATTTACGGAAGAATTGTTTTTTCCGATGCTGATTTTCAAAAAATCTTAGATTCCTCCCCGACTCCTGGCGAGAATAAATTTAACGCAGTAGTAAATTCTCTACTTGAAAAATATGCAGGCACAACGCTTCCTGATATTTTTGATAAAATTACCAAGCAAGAAAAAGAGGGGTTGAAAAAAGCCGCCAGAGAAACGCAGTTACTTAAAGTGTCGCCTTTAAATTTTTTTCACAAGGGACTTGGAAGAAATGTAAGTCGGAGCTTTTTGTTTATCAACTATAAGGAGCCAAGAATCGCGACCAGTAAAACAAAAGGTTATGCTGGGCCTAACCCTGATATTTTTCAAAAAAAGGTAGAAGATAGTGCTATCAAGACTTTTTCAAATGAGGCTTACGGGATGTCAAACATTTATGAGTTCATCGCTCAGTCGTTTAGCAGTCCCGAATTTCAAATAATGCTCTCAAAATTGAAGGGCAATAAAAAGAAAACGATATGGCAAGAACTTGTCGAAGCAATTAAAAAGCTGTTCAAGAAAATGTCGTCAGATTTTTCGGGCGAATTAGAAACCATGCTTGAGTCGGTCTTGCGAACTACCGCAGAAATAGCCGATCTAAACTTGCGAAAAAACAGTTCAGCAAAAAAACAAAAAACAATCGAATTGTTTTTTGCTTTGAAAAATATCTTGCCGTATGAGCCAAGTGCAAAACTAACATGGATCAACGGGACGGAGGATACCGATTCACCGCAAGTTTTAGTTTTGTCCGGAGAAAATGGGAGTTACTTTAGAACGCCAGTAAAAACCACATCGCAATTGATCGAAATTGTTGGGAAGGAATTGTCGAAACAGATGCTGAGCGGGGAAAATCTTACCATTGAAAATGGTAATCGCATTCATGCGTTACCCGTCAGTCAAATTGACCCTGCCTTCTACGCAAAAATACCTAATCGTGTTTACACGCTTAATGAGTTTCTTGAAGCGGCAAACGATATTGGAATACAAGAGTTTAGTGATCTTGCTAAAGCAAGGAAACCTACTATCGGAAAAAAACCGCAAAGTTCTCAGATGATAGGCACGCCAATCAGTAAGGGATTTTCGGCAGGTAATAGTATAAACGACATTGCTTTTGATTATGTCGCGAAGAGATCGCCAAGGGGCAACGCAATGGAAACACTTGTCGCAAAAGAAGACCCAAGCGAAAACATCGCCCTTGGAATGGCGTTTGACAATTTCACCAGCGACTTGAAAAAGGAATCTGCTGCAACCGGCAATATAACACCTCGTCAGATCAATGCGGCCCCGACCCCTGCTGACGAAATAGCAATAATTTCCGAAGAGGCTAATGCCGCGAAATCGTTTCGTAAAAATGAGGCGAAACTTGCGACAGAAAACGCCTCCATGAAAGAGAGTGCAAAAGAGTTTTATGCCAATGTTTTCCAAGGCCGCTACGACAAGCTGGAATACTATGCCCCCGGAGCAAAGGATGTGATTCTTTCTAACAAGCGGAACGAAACACTTGCGGCAGCGACCATCAATGCCATGATGGATCAGATTAAGCAGGACATTATCAAGGGTTTTGGGTATCCGCAATTCTGGAGCAAAAACAAAACGCGGCTTACAAATTTTCTCGATGAAATCCTTCCGACCGCTGCGCGATTAGAAGTCGCTGGCTTCGACGATGACGGCAACTTTATTTTTCGCGACTTCTACATGAGGTCGGGAATGATGTCAAAAAATGAAACCCGCCTTCGTGGCATCGCTCCAGGCGATACCTTCATTGGCAAAGATGGAATGACTTACAGGCTTGGTCGCTTTGTTGAAGACAGAAACAAATATGTAATCGAGCGGTGGATGCCGGCGGCAAGCCAAGAAAAAATCTTCGCCGATTTCCACAGCAAATATCCCGAAACAGCATACTACCTCGACAGGTTTATCGCTCCAGGTATGGAGGAGTCCCGATATGAGGGGCCAAGCGGAACAATGACGGCAGAGTTTAATCGAGGATCGCTGCGCCAACTTTTTAATGATTGGCCTCAAGAGTTACGAGACTTGTTTGGCCCAATACCATTAGAAGACATGCCTTATGTCCCCGGCTACACGCCCGATGTCGCCGAGCAAAAAACATTAGTTGCATTGATTAGTTCGCTGCTCAGTAAGTTTAAATCAGGCGCGAGAAAGTTTAAGGCTGGCGAGCTGCGCGAAAGTGGCAATATCAAAAACCTCTTTGACGGTTTCAGCACCCGCGCTTACGAAGCTCACCGCGAAAAAATTCGCGTTCAGACCCGGCAAAAGCTCATTGATCTTGCGGCCAAGCCAGAAACCAGCATTGATCCGCTGAAGGTTAAGGATTTCGTTCCTCTGGACGGCACATTCAATCAGTTGCTCCAAGCCGTAAAATTGGCTCAGCGTCTTAACCCAACGGCATACCCAGCATTAACGGATGCGTTGAGTCCCGCCGACGATAAGGCAATGGCAAAAATTCTGGGCGATGCTTACAGGCTTAAAGGTCGAGGACTGATGATTCACAAGCAAGTTGCCCGCGAGCTAATGTTAGGCGTTGCTCGCGAAACCACCTCGAATTGGTTGACGCGAATACTAAGCGGACTGCTCGAACGATACAATGGCGGCTTGCTTTCAACCCCCTTCACAGCAATCACAAACGCCTTGAGTAATGAGTTGCATAAATTCACAAGGGCTTTTAACAGGTTGAATTTTGCTCTCATAAGTGCCGCCACGGGCGATGTTCGAGGCGCAAAACTTGGCGCATACGAGTTTGGCTTCCTCCTGCGGGGACTCGTCAGCGACAGGTTTATGGGGAGCAAGTTCCAGCAAAATCGAATTGGCGACATCGTTCCCAAGGAATTATTTAGCGATCAAACCGGTTTGGAGGCGATGGACATTGATGCCGACAAAACTGTGTTTGAACAGGTAATGCGCTTGAATTTGGGAGGGGCTGCACTGCAAGCGATGGGTTATGGAGAAATTGACACTAAAAACAAGCAACAATTAGCGTATGCTGCATACCGGGCTCACGCCGAAGTTGCGTGGTCTGAAGCGAAGAAGCGCAAAGAAGTTACCAAGCAAATAAATAAGCGCGAGTGGATGCGCGCATGGATGAAATCTGAAGACAATGGAATCCACCAAGATGTTTATCAAACCGTTGTTCTTTACATGATGGACTACCAAAATGTTCCGGCATGGTTGGATGCCTCGCAAAGCATGACAACGGGCAGTAAAGTCATCAAACGCTTGGTGCTGCCCTTCGCGAAATGGCCCTACAACATGGCGCGCCAGTTCAAGGTATTTACGGTAGATTCTGCAATCGACCTACTTGGCACTAACAAAAGCAAACAACAACGCATCGAAGGCATGGCAAACTTGATGACAATGGCCGGGTTAGTTGCATTGGGGGCGACCGTCATCGGAATGGGCGAGGGGGAAGAAGAAAAGATTCTGGGAACAAATATCGACGAGGAAGGAAATGTTTTAGATGCCGCTTTTAGAACTGCAAACCGAATGAATATTTCGCGTCTCGCTCGTGTAATTTTTGCTCACGGCTTAATGCACGATGTCGATTTTACGCTGGACGATGGAACAGGAACCACAAAAGACTTGTGGTGGAGATACAGAAACTACCCTTACCTCAAAGAGGCACTTGCGTTAGGACTTGTTGCAAATGGACAATACAGCGAGGCAATGCAACAGATGGGAGATATTGCAGGAGAATATGTAAGTTTGGGCATCATATCTAAAATCATTGGAATTTCCGAGTTTGACAAAAATAAACCTGTTGGATATCGACTGACAGAGGGCGCGCTTGATTTTAGTACGAGCGGCGTCTTGCCGGTGCCGTGGAGGAATTTAGCTACGAGGTTAGTCGATCCTGTGACACGCTCTGATAAACCCATGGAAAAGTTAGGCTACACGGCGTCGCCAATGGATGCCCTATTTAACAATACTCCGTTCCTTTCCAAGAATCAACCCAGCACGGGATCAAGAGTCAATGCGGCATTCGCTCCGTTTTCAGCCGAAAAATGGTTAAATCGAGAGTTGGCAAAAATAAATAAAAGCAACATGTCAGGCAGTGAACGCGATGCTGAGATCAGGCGAGTGAAAGAAACGGCCCGCCGTTATGACATCCCAATTGAGGGCCAAATCAGAGTGATGAAAGACGCAGGGTTGCCTGTGGAAAAACTAAACCTCGGGAAAAATAGCAGTGTTCCGATTGCCTATAATATTCAAAAGCTGAAAAATATGGGCGTTGGCAAGGAAAGTATTGCATTGACTCCGAAAGGCGAAGTAAATATGCCAGACGCATCTACGGTAGCCTACACCGACCCATTGATGCAGTTGATCCGGACTTTCGGAGGAGTCAACATCAAGCCTGTGCCGCGAGGCGGCCCCAAATCCGCCCAGATAACCCCGCAAGAAAAATTATTTGAAAAATAAACTTTTGACTATGCCGAAACAATTGACAACATAATCTGTATGATTGCACTGCCCGAATTAGCTGAGACCCTTGACCCGTCAACAGTGCCGCTACGAGGAACGCTACGGCTCGCAGGAGCGCAAGAACGCGAGGTCATGAATTTAATCCTCACCCGCATGGATAGGGCTAACAATAGTTATACCCAAAGCAAATGGCTTCACACGCGCAATCTCGCCATGCAGCAATACATGGGCAACATGGAAGAGCGAAAAACCCCAGGAAGTATATTCGAGTTGTCTAACATCAGCCTCAACTTGCCTAAACGGTTTGTCAGAATTACAGCGTCTCGCATCTACGATGCCATGCTGACAAGCAGTCCTCTCCTTGCAGTCGCCGTAGAGGGGAAGGGAGACGATCACGAAGTCGCTCGCGTTATCCAGCGTTACATTGGGCATCAGATAGAGCGATCCGGGCTGCGATCTGTATTGAGAGAGGCGGAAACTCTAACATGTATAAGAGGCGAAACGGTTGTCAAAACAACATGGGAACGCAAAGTCTCACGCTCGCGAAAAAAAGGCGAAGTGCTAATAAAAGATGGAAGGGCTATACGAGCCAGAGATGGGAATTTAGTATGTCGCACTGATATTTGGAATGAAGATGGCGACGCGCTTGTTTTAGGGCGCGACAAACGAGTCCGATTAGAGGTCGATGAACTGCCGGTATGGGAGGAACAGGAATTTGATTTTTATCGCGTCACCTACGACGGCATTGAATCATCGTGTATCGACCACCGGGACTTTGTTTGCTCTACCACAGAAAAGGATATACATGCCGCAGATTTTTGCGCGTTAAAAATTGACATGGAGTTAGATAAAGTAATTTCCATGCTCGCGCCTGTGCGGGACACAATTCAGGCAAGGGAGGTTATTCGAAAACTCAAAAATACAGCCAGCAGGGACGGAGTGCAACAGGCCATGAAACCGGAGTTTTTTCGCGGGGAGCAGGCACGAAGTCAAGAAGCGATGCCGCTGTGTGAATTAACCGAAGTTTATATGCGTGTAGTTCTGCAAGATGATGGCATTGCGGATGAAATCGCCCTCCTGGTCGATTTGAAAAATAAACAAATCTTGGCATACGATTATCTCGACAATGTATCGCCTACCGGAAAAAGGCCACTGCGCGTTATCCGCATGGAGCCTGTCCCGCACCGTTGGTATGGCACGGGATATTATGAGCTTTTTGCGGATCGTCATAAATTTTGTGATCTGTTTATCAATCGGGTGAATTTGGCAGCGAGTCTTTCGGGGAACATTAAAATCGAAAATCCAATGGCGACAGAGGAGGGGATGGCGGGTGAGCCAATTGAGTTTGGCACAAACAAGACATACAGGTTGCGCGAAGGGTTTTCCGCAGAGGATGTTTTCAAGTGCGTTACAATACCGAACGACGCATCCGCATCAGAAAACCTACTGAATATGCTCATGCAAGTGACTCAGCTTGAAGCGGGCATTGTTTCAGCGGGGGATCATGGATTAGCAGGGCTTCCCGCCGCCAGCCTGGCAACCGGCATCCGGTCTCTTGACCGAGTTGCAAATGTGCTGTTGAAAAATATGCTCTACGACATCGTTGAGGGGTTTGAATCTGTCCTGAAAGATTGCGTGGCACTCACCCTTAAAAACTACGATCCCTATGATGCCGAACGATTGATGGGGGAAGAGGCGGCAAAAATGCTGGAGAAAAATCGCGACATTGCCCAATTACAATATAATGTTAAGTTGTTGCTGTCAAATAGCAAAGACAGTGATGTCATTGAATCGCACAAGCAAGCCTTTGACATCCTGATGGGCTACGAACAACTGCCGCCGGATGTTAAAATACGAATCCGCCCAATCATTTATCGCATCCTGCAAACTATGGGGATTGAGGATGTTGACAAGGCTCTTGGGGCGGAAGCCATGGCGGCCGAAGCGGCATTAGCAATCATGCCTACTCCTGAATCATTGGAGCAAATGAGGAATGCAGAATTACAATCGCCCGTTCCGTCTCAGGCAAAAATGCAGGCCCCAACAACGCTTGAAATTGCGGAAGAACTAAAAACACCGTCGCCTGAAGAATCTATGCCCAGTGTGCCAACGGTTTACAAAGCTCCGTCGAAAGCGTTGATTACAGCGCCGGTCGAGGACAATCAAATGATACCAATCCCACAACGCGTTTAAAATTTATGGAAATCTCCGAACAAATTGCGGCCCTTGAACGCATCAATCGACTTTGGAATAATGAGGATTTTCAGAAAGAACTGCTCCCATGGTTTCAGCAGCTTCACGATCACGCGCACAGCGCAATTGTGAATCCTGACACAACAGGCGCGGCGCTTGAATTCGCACGCGCTCGCTACGTCGCTTCGCGCGACTTGCTAAACTACTTGCGCGATAGAAAAAAATCACTCGAAAAAGTCATAAAGGCAAAACAGCAGGAAAAGTAACCGGATTTCATGTTGCAAATTTGCGCCAAAACAATAGACAAACTTCAGCCAAAATTATAATTTATGACAAGCACCGAATTTATATCTGCAGTTTTAGAGGGGCGGACGGGGATGCAAATCCCATTGCATGACAAATTCCGTAACGAGAGACATGAGATTGTGCCTCTTACAAAAGCCGTTTCTTTTTTTCTTAACGGAATTGAAACGCATCATATTGCGTTTGAATACGAAGATGCAAATCCCACAACAATCTCATCATTCTTGGTTTCTGGCGAATTAAAAAAAGGGCCATACATACAATAAAAAATGTTTTCTTACAATCTATTTAGTAGTATTGGAAATCTAAAGCCCTACGCCATACTGGAGAACGGGAAAATCCCCGCCAGTCAACTTCCGGGTTATGTAGATGATGTTCTGGAGTTTGCGGATATTCATGGGCTACCCGTCGTAGGTGAGACCGGCAAAATCTATGTTACGATCGACAACGGCAAGTGCTGGCGCTGGAGCGGGTCAGCATTTATCGAGATATCGCCCACCACCACCCACAAGTCCACCCACGCCACAGGCGGCACGGATGCTCTCACGCCTGAAGACATCGGCGCGGCTCCCGCCAGCGACATCAATCCAGATGTGGCTGTTAGCGCAGGTGGGTTGTATGACTTTGCTAACGGATCGGTTGCTCTAAAAATTGATGATTCCGGAGTTTTTTTAGCGGGTGAGCAGTTTGACTTAGGGACAGCGCCAGATGTACCTACCGCACTAAAGCAAAATTTCCGTGCAGCCCTCGGTCTGGGAAATGTGCAAAACACAGCAGACCTGCACAAGCCGATTTCGAGCGACGGTCAGCTTGCTCTCAGTGCCAAGTCTCCCTTGAGTATTTTTATTCGGCTAAGTGGTTGCCCTGATACAAATTTCAATGCTCTCTATACTTATGCTGGTATTTTTGAGGGCGAGCCAAAATACTATGCAGCAACGGGGGAATCCCTTACATTTAACAGCGAAGAGTGGGTGGTAGAAACCGCAGAGCAGGTTACAAAATACTTCAACACACGAACCGACCTCGATCCATCAACGCTGACCAGCGGCTGGAAGCAGGTGGTAGGGGCCGCCTCGTCCCTTCCCGTAAGTATTATTGTCGAACGAGTTAGTCCGGTTCCAAATAAAAATACATTGGCCGATCCAGTGGTTCAAGCCGCTACGGGACTGCGAACGGAAGAATCTAACGATGTTACTGCACTCATTTACTCGGTGGAAGACGATAGCTGGCATATCCACGACGCGGATAATTTCCGCGTAGCCATCGGCGCGGCTACCGCAGAACAAGGAGCAAAGGCCGACACTGCTCTGCAACCAACTACAACGCCTGCCGATCTGGGAGCAGTTGGAAGTAACACGACTGCGGCACAAGGGGGAACCCAACTGCTTAACATGGTTCAGATCACTCAAGCGGCATACAGCGCAATTGTAACTCCAACTGCAAACACACTTTACATTATTGTAGGATGATTTTAACTGATTCCAGTGCGGCAGAAGTTGGGACAAGCGATGTAAAAGCAATAGCATCTGCAACGGCAATGTTTCGTCAGTTTATGTGCTATCAGGCAATCACATTGACCCAAGCAATTTCTGGCGCAACAGGAATTATTAAAAACGGAATTGGTGGACTCACATTAGATGGTGT